CACGCTGATTTCGTCACCAGGCATAAGATTCTGTTTAACGGTCTGAAAGAAGTTTTCTTCTAACGTGTGCTTGATGGATAGCGTGGTCGTATAATTAAAACGTTTGCCCGCTGTACCGTCTTCGCTTGAGCTTAAATTAGATGGTTTCGCTTTCATAGTTTATCCTTCAATTCTAAAAAGAGTGGGGCGACACGAATGCCGCCCCGGTAAGATTAATCGAAAGTATAGAAAATCGTTACTTTCAACGATCCGCTACCCGGTAAAGAAGCAGCAGCAATAGTGATAAATACTTCTTCTTCGGAAGCATTGGCTACACTAAGACCAGCCGCAACACCAAAGAAAGTAGGTGTGTTCGCTGTTGTGAACGTCGCAGCAGCGCGATATTTGCCAGTTGCACCAGCGATACCGATGGCAACTGTTGCCGTCCCACCTAAAGTCGCACTAGCTGTCATTACGCCGTAAAGAACTACAGCGCCTTTCGGCAAGCGTGCAATATTGATTGTGTCAGAAGTAGTTTGGGTTGCCAAAGTTACTTCTTCCACGAATGACCGTACAGTGCCGTCCACAAACCCCGGATCAGGAGTTACTGCAGAGGCGGCGTTCAGTTTAGCCATTTGAGTTCCGTTAAAAACCGTCATAATTTAAAAACCTCTAAGTTGTTGGCAATACGGTAGTATCATTGAACACGCCAATAATAACACCTGTGTCATCAATAAGGCAGGCACCGCCGCTCATTGAATGATTTACGAAATGTGCGGCTCTATCACCATGCCAAGTAATATCTGCACCAACGGCGTCACTTGCGGCGCTATTGTTTGCGGATGCACCAGAGGCATAACCAACGGCAGTTTTATGGAAAGCATAGTTCGACGCAGTTGCCGTACCTTTGCCTGTCACACCAGAGTGAGACTGCCACAACATACCATTCCATGACTTGAAGGTAGAGCCCATTGCCGTACCTTTAGTGAAAGGCAAGCCATCAGAACCAACAAAGTCGGCACTGCTGAATTCTTCGACTGTCATTGCAGCCGCCCAAGCTTTAGGAGTAAGAACGCCGTATTTTTGGCCGTCGTTCGGTACATCATTACTGTCGAGTGCTTCGCCCATATTCAACATACTATTACGAATAGCGGCAGAACTAGTCTGAACCCACGTAATAGGAGTTTGAGATGTGGTGTCTAATGCGCCAAAGATTTGATCGTCAACCTTGCGACCTAAAGCAAATGCACCAGCGTTGGCAATAACCTTGCGCTCGTCAATGTTTGTTTTAGCTTCGTCTAGGTTGTCTACCCAATCACCAGCATAAAAATCGGCCAACGTACAAATAACCGGAGTATGGTCAACGTTCATTGGTGTAATTACGCCGTTACGGGCTTTAGTCGTCGCAGTGCCTTTGCCTGCAACTTGGAATGTCGTGGATTCACCCACAACACCTGTTTTCATCCGAACTGTCGGACGCAAAAAAACCGCCCATACGTTGGAAAACTTCATGCACTTCTCGCTCATACTGGCGAATAAATGCGTTATCGATTGAATTGCTCATTTTGAGGACCTGTAAGTTTCATTGTTTAAATACAGATACATCCGTCAGGGAGCCAGTTGATTGTGTCGCGGGGAGCCAGTGAGGGGCCGCTATTGGATAACCGGGGCTTCTGGTCGTACACTAAAAGAAAATCGTCGGGGCCTTGCGGAGAGCCGACTATCGGGAAAGGAAAAAATACCTAACCTTTCCCGACATTATACATAGTTAACCAGCCTTCGCAAGTAAAGTTCTTTCTTGTTCGTCCAACTGCTGTGCCAGAACCGTATTGCCTTTGCTCAATGCTTCGTTTCGTTTTGCACGAACATCGTCGGCTTGTTCCATAATTGAGGCGCGTTGTTCCGTGGAAATAACACCACCAAGAACGCTATCGCCTATCTCTCTGCCCATGTTTGCAAGCATACGCATCATAACGGGATGGTCCATCAAGAAACGACCGTCTTTCATTTCAATTTGGCGGGCTTCTTCAAAATGCTCACCGAATATTTTAGGCGCTGCATTCGTGGCAATCGCTTTATTTTCGTCTAAATCCGGCCCCCATTCTTTTTCCAGGATGGACATTGTTTCTTTTGTAAAGGCGGCGTCTGCATCAATTTCGGCCTGCTTGGATACTTGCAGAGCGTTAAAGTGAAGTGCCAAGCCTTCGTTGATAACAGCTTGAGAAGCGCCAGCGGTTCGCATGCCTTCAAGAGATTGTTTCAATCCGGCGGTTGCTTCTTCTGACGGGACGATCGAGGCGTCAAGTCCTTCGGGCAAGTTGATCTGGTAATCGTCTGTTGAAGTCGGCACACCCATTTTTGTATTAAAGTCGGCGCGTTCTTCATCCGTTGCACCTTCGCCTGGAATAACAACGGCAGTCGATAGCTTTTTACGCATATCAACATTAGCCTGAATCGCGGCGGTTGGTGATGTGTAGCGGTTGGCCTGTTCAAGTAACGGACCTTCAGCAATACCAGTGCGCCAAGTGTCGGAAGGCGCTGGGTCTGATGGTGGGTCTACTGGGTCGGCAATTACAGGGTCCGTTGGTGCTGGGTCAACTGGATCTACTGGGTCTTCAATTGTTCCTAAATCACTCATTACTCTATACTTTCGTTTGTTTCGGTAGTTCTTTCGGCTCTGCGTGAACCGTCGTCAAAATTTTAATAGCTAGGGTGCGTTCCCCGTTCTTGTGCGCTAATTTATACGGGTCAGTTTCCCTTATAGCTTTATTTTGATGTCCCCATTCTAAAATCTCTTGTAATACTCGCCGCCCCCTCTCTGATGTTAAAAACGTGCTGTGAAAATCTTTGTGGCGTTCCATGTTGGATTTATAGCCGCTGTAATTATAAGAAAGCAAATCCAAGGTTGATGATAAATCTATCCGTCGTTTACTAACAATTAGAAGCAACAAAAATCCGCAAGCAAACGAAGTTACAAGCCAGTACCATTCAATCATTGTTCTACAAATCCCGCTTGATTAGCCGCGCCCGCTAGTTGATTCGCAGCACCCGCCGCCTGACTTACGCCGTCGATGGTTTGCGCTATCTGTGCCTCTTTAGCTGCTGCCGCCTCTGCCTCTGCATCAGAAGTGCGCTTTGCCAATACCTGTTCTTCAGGAACAAGCAAGCCCTCTGGTAGATTGCGCGCTGAAACTTTAGAACGTACAGCAAAATCTAAATTGTAATTGTCTAAAACTTTAGGATCGATCAACGCTATTTCACCAACCTCTTGCAAGGTTAAATGGATTGCAGCGGCTTCTATTTCTTCGCGCACCTGTGAAATTGGATTGCGATATGTGAACTTGACGTTTACCCCTTGCAGAGAAGGCGGAACAGGTGGAAACGCGCCAACGTCTAACAATAATTGAAACGTGCGCTCAACAGTTGGGGCTACATAATCGGCCTCAAGGCGACCAAACACCGCACCGACTTCACGGACGAATTCTTCTTTGCGCGCAATAACCTCTGTAGCCGTCATTTGCGGACCACCTAAAGGTAAATTAAACACATTACGGAAGAATGCATTCATAACCTGATCGCGGCTATCTTGCTGCATGTCACGAGATATAGCTAAGTTTGCGCCCGTGTTTAAAGGCTGGATAGGTATGGTTCCAAGTTCTTTGGCTAGTTCCACATCATAGGCAACTAGACCGCCTGGGACAGTGTTAGGAACGTCAAACATCCCATCATTAGGAATCAATAAAGGAGGGTCTGCCGCACGCTGGCCTGATTCAAGGATAGTTTCGGCCATAGCTTGCAAGGTAGACGCATCAGGTAAGGCAATCATGCCCGGCGAACGTCCATATGGTTCGCCTGTTGTGGTATCCCACCGGGGGACGATATAAGGGAAATCGTTAAAACCGCCCTCTTCAACCCGTGTAGATGTTGAAACTTCAATCCAATCACCAGTAAACGGTCTGTTCTTGCTTAAGATAGCGCCACGCTTACCAGACTTACGAGGGCGCACAACATGAACATATTCAAATACTGTGTTATCACCATCGTTCTTCATTGCTTCTTTAACAGCGGGGCCGGGGTCGTCCTTAAAGAATTCGTTAATCTGCCATGCCTTGGCTCTCCAACGTCTATAAAGCCTGTTGATTAAGCCTTCCGCGTTCTGACCAATAAACACATCTTTCAATAACATCGATTGATATGAAAGCCTTGTTTCTTCCACCGACATGCCAATAAAAAATGGCCCTGTTCCAACTGTGACTAGGCCAAAATTAGTTTCGCCAACAGTTTGTTTGAATCTCGCTTGTGGGTTTTCCATAGCCTTGCGCGTCCGGCGTTCGGCTTCCTGCATCCATAACTCTGCGTCGTGGTCTTCGTCTTCAATCCCGTCCTCAGTGCCGATAAAAAACCAGTCTGTACCTTCTGGAAATAGAAGACTGCCGATCGCATTGCCAAGACTTCGCGCTGCAATTAAAGGCGTATTGTCGAAAATCTCTTCTGTGCGCCTGTCACCATCGAGCGGGGCCGAAATAAAACCCTCAAGGCGTGGTGCCATTATCCGTGTGACGTCTTCCAGGTGGTTGTCAAGCGTTCCGCGCTCTAATTGCGCCGCCCGATAAGCTTTTAAATCTAGCGCGACTGACATAATTTAGGACCCTAATTCTGATGAAGTTTTTTTGCCTGATGTTTCAGCAAGCGCGCCTTGTGGCGATGTTAGGATATTCGCGGCGCGTCCGGCTCTGCGTAATCGTTCTTGGCGTTCGTTCTCTTTCGCTTCCAATACTACAGGATCTTCCCGCGTTGGAAGTGGTGCAGGAGGTGGTGGTAAAGGTGCGGGCTTTGATCCGCCAATTATACCGCCGCCGGGGAAAGAGAATAATTTAGATAATTTCATTGTGCGCGCCTTTTTTTGTTAATTGCCTATATAACTGCCAAGGCGTGAAAGAAAAATCGCTAATTCCTAGCATCAACTTAGTATGTCCAACACAATTATTCAATATAATTATAGGAACAGAATAATCTTGGTTTACTTTTGTTCTAACTACGGTAAGGCCTTCCGCCTTATAATGTGCGGCAAGATCAAAGCTTGAAATAGCCTCTGACCATATCTTGGGTAAGCCTACTTGCCAATCGTGCGAAATCCATATCCCTTGGTCGTCATCCTTAACTGCTACCCACACATGCCCAAAGCCTTTTTTAAGGCATCCGCCCCAAGGATGGGAGTTAACGCCCGAAAAGAAAACAAGGGCTTCCATCAGTGGACAACTCTTTTTGCAGCTAGCTCTTTCTCTACGTTATCAAAATAGTCTTGTAGGTAATCTTCTATAATACCTGCGGCGATAGCAGTTACTTTTCGGGAAGTATCTAAACTGATAGCCTCAATCTGCATCATAGCTTTAGGGCTTAAGTTAATTTCCATTAATGGACAACCCTTAATGCCGTTTCTGGTCCGTAGTGATCAATAAACTCGTCACACTCTACGTCGGTTAGTGGTCGCCTTGCAACCTTTCGTGTGGCCGCACGCAAACTCTCAAGGTCTTCATCTTCCAAATCATCGGATAGCTTTGAATCAATTTGAGGCGTGTCAATAATCTCGGCAAAGCCAAGCAGTAACATAGGGTTTTCTTGATCGAACAATGAAGGCGGCACAGGCACGCGGTCATCTTCCGGCTTCAGTGTCTCGAACTGGATAAGGCCATACGTCCAAGCCGATTGCTCGAATTTAGACCGGATTAGGATTTCAGCCTTGCGCTTCTGGTCTGCGCTATCACCGCTGAACCACAATGAATATTCTACTGGCTCACCTATCATAGGCGATTAGCAGGACCAAAGCCGCCGCCCCTACGTCCGCCCTCATTGCCGAAAGCAGATTCACGGCCACCAAGTAAGCCACGGGGTTCACCTTCGCCGCCTGTCCGCTTTGGCTTCTTAATGCCGTCAAGTCCAAGGGGTTTTGCTAATGGCGTGGCTGGTGGTGCTGGCGCAGCAACTGGTGCGGCGGCGGATGTGCTACCGAATCCGGGGAATGTAAAGAATGTAGAATATTTCATCGCTTGGCCTTTTTACCAGACTTGGCTGGTTTGTCATTAAGTAAATCTTTGATTGTTTCTAGTGCGTCGACAAGTTCGGGTTTCTTCTTAATGGCTTTTCCTGCCACCATTGCAGCAATTTTAAAAGCGCGTTTACGTCGTCTTGTCATCGTCGGAGCTTCCTATATTTCGAGTTTGCCTTAGTTGGCCGGGGCGCATATTCGCCATAAATTTCCATTGAAGAATTAACTTCTCTATCCCTAACATACTCCGTCAGCGTCTCACTTGTCCACCCGTTAGACTTTTCCGCGTCCGTTGGTTCGATTATCTCGATCGCCTCGTCTGCGTCGGCTTTGATAGCTGCAAATTGCTGTTGTAGCTTCTCAACTAACGTTACGAACCCCGCCGAAAGCTTCCCTTTGGTTATCGTCATCGCCTCAACTTCTTATATTTGCTATTTGCCACTTTCGGCGTTGAAAACTTCTTCTTAGCCATTGGCGCACGCATCGGAAAAGCGGGGTCTTGTATTCTCGCAAGGCAATCTAACATGTCATCATGGGCAGATAAAGGAAAAGCTAGGTATTCGTCATCGCGGAAGATTGCGGTCAAGTCCTGGCTTGTGCCTTCATAGTTTCGGCGCATGCAAGTCTCAGGTAGCAATATTCTGAATTGCTCAAACAATGGGACCAGCTTTTTAATCCGATCGTTTTTAGGCATTTGCCCGCCTAATTCCTTAATGCGGAATGTGTAGTTCTCACGCTTCATCTTGTCTTTGAAATGCTCAATATCTGCCTGCATACCGTATTTCTCATAGCCCACGGCAATCGGCTGGTAGTCCTTGTGCAAAGCGAATAAAGTGTTCGCCCGCTCCGTCAGGTTCAATCGATCGCGAACCATTGTTATCACCCGGTAGATATTATCGTCACCAAGGCCAACCACAAAGAAGGTCGAATAATCTGACGTTTTCTTTTTCTCGCTCGCCGGGTCAACAAGGATATATGTGTTTAGGTTTTTAATGTGGTGCGCGGGCCAGTAAGACAACCACTCTTCTTGAAATCCTTGCGTGCTGTCTGCAAGAGGATTAAGTAAAATTTGGCAAGAGAAGACATACGGTCCCATAGTTCTGCGCTTTTCTTCCAAGTCTTCGCGAGTTAATAAAACGGGGTTGCCGTCCACTTTACCGTCATCAGTCCCAGCATAGACGCGAGGGATGGCTGCTCCCCTATCAGTAATTGGTTTATATGTGTCGTTAAAACGGTAATAAGTTCCGATATATCTTCGGATGCCGCCCTCTGTACCAAGGGACAACGATAACGCCCACGCCTCAGTAACTTTATTAATCATTTCCGGGCTTGTCACACTCTCCAAAGTCACCACGTCATCATAAACCAACCTGCTAAAGTGTTTTGATGTTGGTTGCCCATCAACAAGGCCGTGAGCTTCCAGCGTTGACTCTTTCGGGTTTGTCTTGCGCCTGACAATTAAACCGCTATCCTCCGCCCATTTTGGCGACTCTTTCTGAGGATTATTGAATAAAATATCAGGGTATAAATCTTTGAGCTTTTCATTTGTCTCAAGTTCGCGCTTGATCTGTTTTAGGAACCCGCGTGCAATACCTTTAGTGTGGCTGAATATGCCTATGGTTACCTCTGGATCGTTTAGAATATCCTGAATTGATAATGCAAACGTAATTATGGTGCTTTTATAGTGGCCCCTAGCCCATAAATCCAGCATCCCGTCCGGCTCGGCCTGCACTTCACGGCAGCGGTCAAAGAGCCAATCACGGTTAACGTCTTTACGGCCTAATATGCTAACGAGGAGATAGAACAGGTCATTGCGGCCAAGCCAGCATTGCGCCTCTATGTAGTGTTCTTGCGACTTACCCACGGCTTTTTGTAGCTCTGCCTCGTAGAACTTTATGGCGTCTTGGCGGGTTAGTGGGAGTTTCGCGGGTAAGCTCATTTGCGCTTCACGTCTTCATAGTTTGTCCACTTGACATAAAGATGCCAGCAACGAGGGCATTTAGTTGGACCGGGTGCGGCAGAGAATTTTTTAGTACAACTAAGGCATTTATATTCGTGCTTAATCATTTGATACATTTCTTGCTCATTTCTTGGAGTAAGCCTCCGTCCAATTACTAAAACTATTGTTAACAGGCCCTAAATCACGCTCCGGCTCTATCCATCGGCCATCACGTTGAATCAACCCACGCATTTCGCAAGGGCATTTTGGTTGTCCATTCTTTGGTCCTGTACAAAAGCATTCTTTGTATGGGCCTTTGTCTGGAATAATATATGACATCACACGTCCTCACAATCAGGGTTTTGCAAATAACTCTCGCCGGGGCCTAAAAACATCTGTCGTGGTGCGGGTATTGGTATCAATCTATTCCACACCTTCACATACGACACAGATTCATCCGTGTACTCAATCTCTGGATACTCAATCATATTCCTTTCCCCGCCTTCTGTTGTCTATATTTTAATTTAACGAATGCGTCTGCATCACTCTCACAAACAAATGTGCCAAACAACATTTTATGATCCTCGTGAATCCTGACAACTGGATAGCCGTTGTTATAAGGCTCAACTTGTGGCCAACACGTCCAATCGTCTGGAATATAATTTGGTCTTCCTATCATCCTCTCAACTCCTTTGCTAAACTCTGCACTGGCTTTTCCTTGCCCTCTGGAACCCACACGAACACGCGCTTCATCCCGGCTTCCTTCATCCGCTTGTAGTATTCCTTTTGACGTTGTGATGTGGTTTTAGGCATCGTCAACGTCATCGACAAAAATAAACTTCATAGGCTGGAACGCGTCGTCAACCAGGCGGTAGACGTGCTTTGTCGTGCAGACTATAATCGTGCCCTTGTGTTCAATCATGCTAACAATCGCGGCGTGTTCGGGCAAGTATTTGTCTTCGGTGAAGCAGCGCATTGCTGATTCTTGCGCACGTTCTTCTGCTTCCTTTGCTTCTTGTTCGGCTATCAAACGATTATTATTCGGCGCGATCATATCATCATACGACGGCTTTTCACCAGAAGGCGGGTTATGATAATGCATCACCAGAACCCGAACCAAACGCCGAACCCATGAATAACGCCAATCGGGGCGAAGATTGCACCAGCTAATAGGAAAACCCATTCTTGCGCCTGGATGGTCACGATAATGTGGGTTAACCATGCCGCCAACGGTGACAAGATCAAAGCTAACCACGCAGCAATTTTCAATAAGTCAGTCATTTTATTATCCTTTCTCAACTAGTTCTTCAAGTAGGTTAATTACGTCTTGCAGTGTTACATGTTCACCTACATCATGAACGGTTTTCACAGCCTCAAGAGCGACACCCAACCCCAACACAATGCCTGCGTTCGTGTGATTTTCTGCCAATTCTTTAATGTCCATCGAGTTCGTCCTTTTCTGAGTTTTTAATAATTATATCGAACGCGCGTTGAAATGTGGCGTTATAGAGTGCCGTCACCTCAGTTGCAGTCATACACGGCTTAACCTTGTCAGCTATCAACCCCTTACGAATGTTCGTGCGTAATTCATCAAGGACGAA